CAATGCAAGTGGCTATGGTCTAGTATCTCCACAAAACATCGTAATGCATCGCAATGCGTTCACAATGGCTATGGCTGACCTTGAGTTGCCTGAAGGTGTTCATTTTGCTGGTCGTGCATCTGACAAAGAAATTGGTCTTTCAATGCGTGTTGTTCGTCAATACACAATTAACAATGACTCAATTCCTACACGTCTTGATGTTCTATACGGTTGGGCGCCACTCTACCCAGAGTTAGCTTGCCGAGTAGCAGCTTAAGTAATTTAACGGACAGGGGGGAGTAAAATCCCCTCTAATTAGAAAACAAAAAAAAGGAAAATTTATTATGGCGAATCCAGGCCCAGCAACCACAGTTGCAGCTCACCCATCCCAACTAGGCACTAATCAAGCTAACCGCTTATTAGCTGTCTACAAAGGTGTAAGCACAGCTGCAGCACAAGACTTTAACCTTCCTATTATCAATTCAACTACATATTCTGTTCAACAAATTGTAGTTGCAAATGCTAATAACGCAGGCGCAACAGCAGACGTTCACACAGTAGTATTTGGTTTATATACTGCTCCATCACAAGGTGGAACAGCTATTTACACAGCGGCAGCTTTAACAGGCGTAACAGGCAACACAGTTACTGATGTTATCAGCCCAACTACAACTGCAGCACAAACTGCTCAAAACCTTTATGTAAACATTTCAACACCATTTGTTACAGCAACTGTTGATGTTTATGTATTTGGTTACGACTTAAGCTAGTAAAAAATATAGAAGGGGAAGTTACTTTAATTGGTGGCTTCCCATCTATTTAATATATAATTACATAACTAGAGTTTTCTAGTTTTCTTTGCAAAGGAAAATCAAATGTCATCAACAACAGTAGCTCGTGGTAATGCACACGAAACGTTTTACATTGCGCCTACTTTAGCTCCATCTTCAGTATTGGCAAGCACAACAGCAGTTCAAACTTTTTCAGTTCCAGGCTTATTAACAACTGATTTTATTAGCACAGGTGGTTATATTGCTAATCAAACAGCAGGTATTTTTATTGCAGAAACTGATTGCTTAACAAATGGCGTATTAACAGTTCAATTTGGTAATTGCTCTACATCTCCAGCAACTCCAGCTTCAGGTGTTTATGAATTTCAAATTGTTCGTTATGAAGGCCCAGCTCCTGTAAACGCAGCTTAAGGACAAATCATGGCAAATACTTCAGTAATCCGTTTAGCTGGCCCTACAACGACATTAACTGTAACAACTTCACAACACTCTGCTGTTACTATTAATGATTCGACTAACGACCAAGTAAACTACGCAGCATTTTTAAATGCAGGCGCTTATCCATGTGCTATTAAGTTTACACCAGGCACAGCAACTGCTGCGGCTAATGCAGTATTTGCTACTGATGGAAACACAGGTGATTTTATATTACCTGCAATCATGGAAACTCCTTTAGTTTTAGCAGTTCCAACAACACCTTTTTATTTAACAGCAATTGCGTCAGGCGGAACAACAGCTTTATACGTTACACCAGTAGCTGACCAATCTTAAGGGAATTTAGATGTCTGATCCTGCAAAGACGATAGATCAGAATATTCTGCCTGTTCAGGCGTTATTCAATCTAGACAATACGTTTAATACGTTTATTGGGCAGGGTCAGCCATTCTATGCCACACTTAATCCTGTTCAATCAGGATTAACAATTACAAATAGCACGATTAATAGCACGACTATTGGTGCTACTACACCTTCTACAGGTGTATTTACTAATATATCGACCACAACAGGTCAAATATCTACTACTCCATCTAGCAATACAGACATAGCTAATAAATTCTATGTTGATACTGTAGCGCAAGGTTTAGGCCCTAAAGCTGCTTGTCAGGTAGCCACAACAGGCAATATTACGCTTTCAGGCATACAAACCATTGATGGTTATACAATTTCCGTAGGCGATAGAGTTTTAGTTAAAAATCAGTCAACTTCTGCGAACAACGGAATTTATATAGCATCTTCAGGTGCTTGGTCACGTTCTACCGACATGGATGTATGGTCAGAAGTGCCAGGTGCTTATACTGTTATTCTTAATGGTTCAGCAAATATTGACACAGGTTGGGTTTGCACCGCTTCAACCACAGGCACAATTGGCACAACACCAATGCCTTGGGTGCAATTTGCCAATGTAAATACATATACAGCAGGAACTGGCTTAACTTTAGCGTCTAATCAGTTTTCTATTACAAATACAGGCGTTTCAGCAGGTTCTTATGGTTCTGCAAGCCAAACTTTAACCGCTAATGTTAATGCACAAGGTCAATTAACTAGCCTTTCTGCTTCAAGTATTGCTATTTCTAATAGCCAAGTATCAGGATTAGGCACTTTAAGCACCCAAAACGCTAATTCTGTAGCAATTACAGGCGGAAGTATCAACGGAACAACGATTGGCGCTTCTAGCCCATCTACAGGCGTTTTTACGACCCTTGGTGGCACAACTATTACCGCCTCAACACAATTTAGTGGCCCAGGCACAGGTTTAACAGGAACTGCAACAACATTAAACATTGGTGGAAATGCTGCAACTGCTACTTTTGCCACATCAGCAGGATCAGCTACAACTGCCACAACTGCTACAAACTTGGCAGGTGGCGCATCTAATTACTTACCATATCAATCTGCATCTAATACAACAACATTTTTAGCGCCTAGCGCAGGTGTTTTACAATCAAATAGCGGATTAGCATGGACTACAACACCAGCATTAACAGGAACCAACTTTAGCGGTATTCCTAATGGCGCTTTATTAAATTCTAGTATTACCATAGGTTCTACATCTATTTCATTAGGCTCTACTGCCTCAACGCTAACTAGCGTAACAATGGCAACACCTACAATTTCTAGTTATGAAACTTACACAGCAACTTCAGCGCCAAGTTATAACGCAGGTCGTTTATGGTATGACAGCACTCAAAACGCTTTGGCTTATTACAATGATGTTACAAACAATACATTACATATTGGCGAAGAAATACAATTAAAAGTTTATAACAATACAGGTTCTACAATTAACGTAGGTCAACCTGTATATGTTACATCTACAAGTAGTGGATATACTTATCCTAATGTAGCTTTAGCTATTGCTAGTAGTTTAACAACAGGAAATGTTATAGGTTTAGCAAACCAAGCCATTCCTACAGGAACAGCAGGTTACGTTACAACTATTGGTTTAGTTCAAGGTGTAAATACAGGAAGTTATACAGTAGGCGATACTTTATATTTATCACCATATTCTGCTGGTTACTATCAAAATACAATTCCACCAACAGGCTATGCAATTAAATTAGGAACTGTAGCTTATGTAAATTCAAGTAATGGAGCAATTTACGTTAATAAAAGTATTTTAACTGTTCAAGCAGGAAATATTGTAGGTCAAGTGCCTTTAGCTAATGGTGGAACAAGCGCTAACTTAACTGCTGTTTCAGGTGGCGTAGTATATTCAGGCGCTTCAGCTTTAGCTATTAGTGCGGCAGGCACAACAGGTCAATTCTTACAATCTAATGGATCAAGCGCACCCACATGGGCTACTCCAACATCTTATGCAACTGTAACCGATGACACAACAACCAATGCAACTCGCTATCCATTATTTGCCAACCAAACATCAGGCAATTTAACAACTGAATATACAAGTTCTACTAAATATCAATTTAATCCATCCACAGGCACATTAAGTGCAACAATATTTAGCGGATCAGGCGCATCTTTAACGTCAATACCTAACTCTGCATTAACTAATTCAAGTATTACTGTAGGTTCTACTGCAATTAGTTTAGGCGGATCAGCCACTACAATTGCAGGGCTAACTTCTGTTACTTCTACTACTTTTGTGGGTGCTTTAACAGGCAATGCTTCAAGTGCCACAACAGCTACGACTGCAACAACAGCCACTAACGCTACTAATATAGCTATAACTGACAATACAAGCTCTGTTTCAACTTATTATCCTGTTTTATCTGTAGCTACAAGCGGTAATAATCCAGCTACCACAAGTTCTACTAAAATTAGCTTTGTGCCAAACACAGGCGTTTTAACTGCTACATCATTTAGTGGTGCTTTGTCAGGAAATGCTACATCTGCTACAAATATTGCAGGTGGCGCAAATTTACAAATACCATATAACACAGCTTCAGGCACTACATCATTCATTGCCGCACCAACGCTACCTACTACTTATGTACAATATAACGGAACAGGGTTTGTTTGGGCTACTGCAAGTGCTACTACAGGTTTAGTTGTAGGAACGACAACAATTACAGGTGGAACATCAGGTCGTGTTCTTTATGATAATGCTGGAACATTAGGTGAATTAGCTACAACAGGATCAGGAAGCGTAGTATTAGCCACAAGTCCTACTTTAGTAACACCAGCTTTAGGCACACCATCTTCAGGCACTTTAACAAACTGCACAGGATTACCTGCTACAACAGGAATTACAGGCACATTACCAGTAGCAAATGGTGGAACAGGGCAAACATCTTATACTAATGGTCAATTACTTATTGGTAATACAACCGGCAATACATTAGCCAAAGCTACTCTTACTGCAGGAACTGGTATATTAGTTACGAATGGTACAGGATCAATAACAATAGCTAACAGTGCGCCTTCAATTTCTTGGCAAGCTGTTCAAGCAACCAATTTTTCAGCAACTGCAGGTATGGGTTATCCTGTAAATACAACTTCAGGTGCTATTACAGTTACACTTCCAGCATCTCCTACAGCAGGTGATGCAATTACATTAACTGATTATGCTAGTAAATGGGCTATAAATAATGTGACTATTGCACTCAATGGAAATAAATTTAATGGTGTTACTATTAATGCAATATTATCAACAAACAGACAGTCAATTTCTTTAGTTTATATTGATGCAACTCAAGGATGGATTGCATATTCAGGATTTTTGGATTCAATTCCAGTACAATCATATACTGCATCTTATCTTGGTGTAGCTGGTGGTGGTTCAGGTGGTAGTGAAATTTCTACTGGGGCAGCAGGCGGTGGTGGCGGAGCTGGAGGTTTACTAACTGGAACTGCAAATTTGACAACAGGTCAAGTTTATACTATTATTGTTGGAGCTGGAGCAGCAAGCGGAGCTTCTGGTAGAAATAATGGATTACAAGGCTCAAATTCAACTATAACAGGTTCTAATTTTACTACACTTACATCTATAGGTGGTGGTTATGGTAGTTGTTCTAATCAAACAGGTGGTGCAGGCGGTTCAGGTGGTGGTGCAGGTTCTGAAACAAATCAAAGCGGAGGAGCTGGAACTTCAGGTCAAGGTAATAATGGCGGAGCTGGAACAACATCAAGTCAAAGTGGTAATGGCGGAGGAGCAGGTAGCGCAGGTGGTTCAACATCAAGTTCAGCTACAAATGCTGGAGCAGGTTCTGCGTCATCCATATCAGGTTCATCTGTAATTTATGCTGGTGGTGGTTCAG